AAGTTAACTTCCTGATGTTGTTGCGATAGTCACGTTAGCCGAACCATCAAAGGACGTTGAACCTGTGACAGCGCCGGTTAGTGTGATAGTGCGAGCAGTAGATAACTTATCCGCCGTCTCTGCATTCGTTACTGAACCGCTTGCAGAAGTGTACTTAGCTTCAAATGCTGTCTTGCTCATATAGAGCAGCTCGCCGTACTGGCTCCGGAACAGGTATCCGCCAACCTCTGGCTTGAATACGGCTACTGTTTGCGCTGACATGTACTGGTCAGCATACGGGCCGTCGAATTCTGCGTTTGCACTTCCGTCATTAGCGTATTTGATAGCTTTAATCGGAAGAGCAGACACATATACACCGTCAGCATCTTTGTAGAGAGGCCATGATGGCGTGAAGTTTGGGTTTGCCATTACTTGGCTCCTTCTTTTTCTGGTTCATGAAAGAACGGCAGGAAGTGACTGAACATTCTGTCAAGCATGTAGCAGTAGGTTTCGTTTGCGTCGCCAGGATGAGTGGTTACACCAACATCTCGGCAGACATAAAATGCGACGTGAGCACATTCATGAACCAGTGTGGCAGCATTTCCATTGAATACCCCAAGCAGGTAAAGGTTCTCGCCTGTTTCGGTATTGCAATATGACTGTGTTGCCCCCGCCAGCACCTCATTCCCGCCGCTATCAACTCCAAGATGAATACAAGCCTGACCCCACTCTTCCTTTGAACGACACAGGTAGACATTGGCGCTATGGAACAATGGCACGAAGAACCGGGGAAGTTTAGGCCACTTCGTCTTTGCCATTCGTTATGCTCCGGTAGTGAACAGGTCTAACGCTTCCTTCGATTTACGCACCGCTTCGATAGTGCGGGTCGTGATATCAGAATTAGCGCCGCCTGACTGAAAGTGAATTTTGAATAGCTCAAGCTTCAGTTCGTCCGTGCCGATGAATTGAAATGCTTCTTCTGCGGCTGCGTTCTGGTTCATGACCAGCTTGTAAATCTCTAACTGGAATTTCTGTTCTTCAGTCATGGGAATAATCTCTGCCATTGTTGGCTCCGTTTATCCGTTAAAAGGGATATCAGTTAAGTTATCCCGTGTAGGGTATAAGCCATTATCGAGACCACTCATTGAATGGTCTCTGCAATAACCGATGTCTTTCCATCAGTCCGCCACCACAAAGAATCTTTTTTGCCATAAGGCAGGAGGTTCACCTTTCAGTGGCTGCCAGTGTTATTTCCCCACTTACTGGCTTGGGTTGTTTCGCTGTACTGCCGTTAATTAGTGAGTCCGGGGATTATTTCAGTTCGTTACCAGGCATTTCTTTTAGCTCTTTCAAATGACAACGATTGAGGCTAAACCACTCCCCGTGCGACCTATAGTTGTAGTATTTTTGGTGCAATTTGGTTTCAAGCTCTCTATCGGCCGGAATCTTTGCAATTAGATTTAGCTTCCCACCACTCATGCGAGATATCTCTGAAATTCGTTTATTAACCCTGCGACTAAACCCTATTTTTGTTAGCCCACTATCTTCAGCATGCAGAACGTACACATATGATTTTTGCGAAGCACTGGGTGCGACTTTGTTGTAATTAATCATGTCAAACATGAAGCCTTGCTTTAGCAAAGTTTCAAAAAAGATAGAATTAACACACCCATTCCTTCTCAGCTCTGCACTTAGCTTGTCAATTTCCTCTATGATGTCGCCAGACCCCTTTCCACTTATAAGAAAATCTTGGTACATGCGACCAATTCTTGAGGTAATTTCAACAAAGTTATTCATAGCGTTTACCTTTTAGAAAGATGAGCCTGTTCGCACAGAAAAGCCGTCCCCGAGATGGTCGCCACCATATACGGCAGTTCTCAGGCTCAGCTTTCTGAAAGACTCGGGATTGTTACGCGCTGCGATGCGCGGTTTACTGCAGATGTAAAAAAGCCCCGCAAATGCGAGGCTAAATCCTGGTATTTGTAATGACTGGCTCTTATCTCAACGCAGCCCCTTACCGCGCGCCAGATGCTCAATATCAAGCATCAGCAATGAGATGTTTAATCTGGATTTACTCCAGAAGTGATCACCACCCTGTCTACAGAGCCAGATGTGAAGGATGATGAGTAAAATTATCGCTATCATCGAAGGCATTGCGTCCTGATGTATTCCTGCAGGTAGTTAACCTGCGCGGTTATCCTGTCGATTCCACTTCGTAGACGGTAATAATTGAGTTCAGCATCTGCTGTAAGTCTTGGGCTTTCTCCATTGCCCATGCCGCTGGCTTCGGTCGTTGACTTTGCACAGGTGGCGGCGACTTGCAGGCGCTTACGACCAGCAGAAACATCAGCACGGAGACTTTCGATAGTCGCGTTAGCATCAGCAAGCTCCTTTGTGTATCTGGCGTCGAGTTCTGCTACATCACGTTGACGCTTCTGCATATCAGCGATGATGGATGTGGCTTTATCGCGCTGCTCTTTGTAGGCGGTGGCGTTATCACGGTAATGATTAACAGCCCATGACAGGCAGACGATGATGCAGATAACCAGAGCGGAGATAATCGCGGTTACTCTGCTCATACCTCAATCTCTCTGACCGTTCCGCCAGCTTCTTTGAATTTTGCAATCAGGCTGTCAGCCTTATGCTCGAACTGACCATAACCAGCGCCCGGCAGTGAAGCCCAGATATTGCTGCAACGGTCGATTGCCTGACGGATATCACCGCGATCAATCATCGGCAAAGCGCCACGCTCCTTAATCTGCTGCAGCGCAACAGCGTCCTGGCTTTTGGGAGAGAAGTCTTTCAGGCCAAGCTGCTTACGATAGGCATCCCACCAACGGGAAAGAAGCTGGTAACGTCCGGCTGCTGTTGATTTGAGTCTGGGGTTTAGCGTGACAAGTTTGCGTGGGTGATCTGAGTAATCAGTGAATAGCTCTCCGCCAACAATGACGTCATAACCATGATTTCTGGTTTTCTGACGTCCGTTATCAGTTCCCTCTGACCACGCCAGCATATCGAGGAACGCCTTACGTTGATTATTGATTTCCACCATCTTCTACTCCGGCTTTTTTAGCAGCGAAGCGTTTGATAAGCGAACCAATCGAGTCAGTACCGATGTAGCCGATGAACACGCTCGTTATATAAGCGAGATTGCTACTTAGTCCAGCGAAGTCGAGAAGGTCACGAATGAACCAGGCGATAATGGCGCACATCGTTGCGTCGATTACTGTTTTTGTAAACGCACCGCCATTATATCTGCCGCGAAGGTACGCCATTGCAAACGCAAGGATTGCCCCGATGCCTTGTTCCTTTGCCGCGAGAATGGCGGTTAACAGATCATGTTTTTCTGGCATCTTTTTCATGTCTTACCTCACGACCGTGAGGATTTGTTCAATGTTATGAATTGGTTGATATTGGAAAGAACAAATCCAGGATACAGTGATTAGTAACGTGGTTTGTTCGTGACTAATGGCATGAGCAAATCAGGCAGGAGGCTGTTAGCGCAGTCTCTTGCCGCCCATTTTCACGAATCCCAGCCATAGTGCTGGGTTTTCTTTTGTGTAAAACGCCCTACCCCGTCGCCACGAATGAGCAAGGGTATCTGGATGTGTTCTGGTTATTGGTGATAGGGCGCTTTCAGAAATGTCGTGCTTAAAACGCGAAAATCCCCGAGCGGTTAAACTCAGGGCTTTATTTAACGAGTGCATTTATCCATCGTTGAGTCAAATTTACCCAACTTTATTCAAAAAGTCAATATCATGATGTTAATATGTTGCCATCCGTGGCAATCATGCTATTAACGCGTGACTGCATTCAAAATATTGTCTGCGATTGACTCTTCCTTGTGGCATTGCACCACCAAAGCGTCATACAGCGGCTTAACAGTGCGTGACCAGGTGGGTTGGGTAAGGTTTGGGATTAGCATCGTTATGGCGCGATATGCGGCGCTTGCTGGCATTCTTGAATAGCCGACACCTTTGCATCTTCCGCACTCTTTCTCAACAACTCTCCCCCACTGCTCTGTTTTGGCTATATCAACCGCACGGCCTGTACCGTGGCAATCTCTGCATCTTGCGCCCGGCGTCGCTGCACTACGGCAATAATCCGCATAAGCGAATGTTGCGAGCACTTGCAGTACCTTTGCCTTAGTATTTCCTTCAAGCTTTGCAACGCCACGGTATTTCCCCGATACCTTGTGTGCAAATTGCATCAGATAGTTGATAGCCTTTTGTTTGTCGTTCTGGCTGAGTTCATGCTTACCGCAGAATGCAGCCATTCCGAATCCGGCTTGTGATTGCGCCATCCCCATAGCAGCCATCACATCAGTACCGGAAAGAGAGTCAGAAGCCGTGGCCCGTGGTGAGTCGCTCATCATCGGGCTTTTTGGCGAATGAAATTTAGCTACGCTTTCGAGTCTCATGCAGCGTCGCCTCCCGCCGGCTTGTTCAATCCAAGCCGGTTCACCAGTTCACGCTCTCGCTCATGCAGATAATCCATTGCCTTCTGGTGTTGCTCCGTCATCTCTCTGACGCTGCGCAATTCAGCTTCGTCACGTTCACGCTGCTGTTTCGCCTGGTTAATGCTGGTTATGCTGCACATTGAGATTCCCCCATGCGGAGTTGAATTCCGTCCTGATACCAGTCTGGTAATGTGAAATCGATGCGCCCTGTAACACCATGCGCCCTTAGCTCCTGTAACCGCTTCAGTTCGTTCTTCATGTGTTGGTATAGCTCATCCATCTGCCATGTCTTTAAGCGCACAGGAACACACGCCAGACGCGCTACACGCTCTATTGTCATCTCCCCATAGACAATCTCCGCATGCGCGGTGAATTCGTATGGGTCTTCTTCAAGTTTTCGGTGACAGCCAACGCAGTGGGCGAAGGCGTTATAGGGATGGTATCTGGTGGCTTTGTGTCGTCGGGATTTGAAGTGGGAACAGTGGAGTTTTTGTCTTTCGTGGTGAAATGATCGTCCGCAGTAATCGCATTGCCAGTCCGTTCGCTCCCTAACCAGTTGGGAGAAAACGTCATCAAACTTATCTCTCTTTAGCGCCATTGTGTCCACCTTTTGTCATTTTTTCAGCATATTCAGGCCAGTGCTTTTTAAGTATTCCATAAGGAACTCTCAGGCTTATTCCATGGCGATTAGCCCAGTTAACCAGGCTGTTTCTGGTTCTTCCAATGGCTGCAGCCATAACGTCTGCAGGAACCTTACCAGCTACACGCCTGATGTAGTCCTGCTCTCTGGGTGAATATGACTTGACGCTATTCATCGTCTTCTTCCTCGTACATTGAGTTATTCGGATCGCTCATCAGTTCTGCGCAGCAGTGCTCACACACATGAACTTCCAGCACATGCAGCTTCTGACCGCAGTTAGCGCACGTTAAAGCTCGCTCGACACTTTCTTGTTCGTAACTTCGATTGGGGTCAATCATCGCGTTTTCCTCGCGCGCTCTCTAAGCCACCGGATATCCCACAGGTGAGCCGTGTAATTGAAGGTTTTTACGTCAGATTCTTTTGGGATTGGCTTTGGTTTATTTCTGGAGCGTTTCGTTGGTAGGTATTTGCAGTTTTCGCAGATTATGTCGGTGATACTTCGTCGCTGTCGTGCCATACGTCCTCCTTCGTCTCTGGCAGCGGGAAATTACCCACTGGCGACCGCTCACATCTGATACACCATTGGTGCCAATAAGGTTGATTTGGCCGGAATCGATAATCGTCTTTGCTTTCTCCGCAGCGGTAGCAGTGTTTCATGCGGCGTCTCCAAACCTCGCTTTCCATTCCAGTGCTAACCGGGCTTCGTCTGACCACTTAACGCCGCGCTCTGTACCGAATGCCTGTATAAGCTCTAATAGCTCCGCAAATTCGCTTACACGCATCCTGCTGGTTGACTGGCCTATTACCACAAAGCCATTCCCGGCAAGGTTAGGGACAACGTCCTGCTGCTTTAATGCTGCGGTAAACACACACTTCCAGCTTTCTGCATCCAGCCATCGTCCATGCCAGTTAACCTGACGTGAGACATCACCAAGGCAAGCCCAAAGCTTCCGATTTTGGTCTAAGCTGCGGTTGCGTTCCTGAATGGTTACTACGATTGGTTTGGTTGGGTCTGGAAGGATTTGCTGTACTGCGTGAATGGCATTTTGCTGATGTGCTGGGGATCGAATTTCAAAGGTTAGTTTTTTCATGTCTTCCCTCTCCACCAAATAAAAAGGCCTGCGATTACCAGCAGGCCTGTTACTAGCTCAGTGATGTAGATGGTCATTGCCAGCACTCCTCATTGTCACGGTCTCTCCATGTGAGCCATATAAACTCATAGACGAACGGGATAAATGCCTCAAAAAACCGTTTCCACTGCTCATCAGAAAATCCTGTCGCTTTATCAACCATCAGCTCTATTGGATGTTGCCCCTTTGGTGGTCGAGTGACACCTGACAACCTTTCAAATTGCATAATGAGCTCTTCTTCGTCGATACATCTGTTCAAAACAGCAATGAAGCGGGGATTCAAAAGCATTTCAGGTATTATTTGGTTGTTCATTCAGTACTCCGTAACATTCTCCTGCCTCCACACTTCGTCATACTCCGACTTCGGCATGTTAGCTATGTAGTTGTATGGTGACGCACCTTCCATTTGCAGGAACTGGTGAGACTGCTCGTCAAGAAATAACGGCACACCGCCTTCCCACCCTTCCCCGTTTCGCTGCTTCTCAAGCATTAAAACAGATGCGGGCGCAGCAAGAAGTTGCTGGTCTTTCTCGTTAATTTGCTCGCCAGCCTGAACGCGCTGTAACGCTCTCTCGCGAGCTTTATTGCGCCAGATGATAAATAGGTTATCTGTCAGGTCTGTAATCGCTCCTGAGCCTTTTACGTCCATCTTTCCGGTAGGTTTCTCCTCGCTGTCTCCCTTTCTGGAGTGAGTGACGAGGATAATGTGAGAGTTGGTTTTATTCTTGAAGTCGCACAGCGCGTCAACAAACGCCTTTTGCCCGTTGTAATCGTCATCGCCAATCCCGCACTTCATGAGGCTGTCGATGATGAATAACTGGATGCCGTATCGCCGTCTGGCATATGTGAAAATTTCAATCAGGCGTTCCGCCTTGGCCGTACCTGTCAGGCCAAATAACCAGAGCCGGTCATCGTAAAACTTAAATGCTGATTCGATTTCCAGAACTGGCGGCATTTTGCAACATGTAGACTGCCGGGTCAGGCGTTTAAGCAGAATCCCGGGCTTCAGTTCAAGCGATGCGACGCATGTTTTTATCCCCTGTCTCATGGCCTCAAGTGCCATATGCCCGACAACCTCCGTTTTTCCGTGACCGTTCACGCCATTGACAAGCGTTAACTCCGCCTCACGGAACTGGAAGTTGTAAGCCAGCGTTTCCCACGGTGGGTTAAACAGATACTGCTGCTTGCCGTAGAAAGCATTGATGGTGTCCTGATAAAACTCACGGGCGCTGTAAAGCTCTTCGGGGTCGAAATATGACGCTGTACCGATGTACTGCCAGATTTCATCCTCAGCGACGCCGTTCATCAGGCATTCGTTGATATCTTTGTGCGGCAGTGTAACCAGACGGCAGCGATGTTCACCGAGTCGGCTTGCGATTTCCCTTGCAGCTTCACGACCAACATCATCACCGTCCATCGAAATGAATATTTCTTCAAACCTGTCGAGGTTATGGTATTCAAACTCAATCCACTGTTGCTTAGCGCCTTTCCCGCCACCGAACGGGACAGATAGCGCCGGAATTCCGTATTGCGCATAGCTCATGCAATCAATTTCGCCTTCGCAAAGCACAACCGCCCTCACGCCAGCATCGAGAGCCTGCCATCCGAACAGACAGGGTTCACAGTCACCTTCTGCCATGATGACTTTCTTCCCGTCCGGACGTTCGGTGCTGATTCTCTTGACCTGCAACAACTCACCATCGCGTTTGTACGGAAGCACCAAAGCATCCAGTTCTCGCTCTCCATTCCACACCTTGCCGCTGACAACCTCGTACCGCTTTACGACTTCTGGAGATATGCCACGCGATTGCAGGTACTCAAGATGGGATTCTGTTCTGGTAACGTAACGGACGATTTTCTTGCGGTCAGGTCTGGAAAATTTCTTCTCACGTCTGGCGTCGAAATGGTGATCATCATCCTTGATACCGAGAAATGCCTTTGCCTCCTGCATAGCCTGATGCAGATTTATTCCCCGACAGGCCATCCACAAATCAAGCATGTCACCGCCGTCGCCCTCAGCGAAATCAGCCCATTTTTTCTTACCGCTAAGGTTAACCTTAAGGCTGTTCCCCTTGTCACCGTTGACGTTGCCGGCAATCCACTCATGCCCATCTTTCTTGCCGTTTGGCAACAGGTGCGGAGCCACCCTGTCAACCTGCGCCCATAGCAGGTCGCTCAGTTCACTTGGAGTCATTACGCTGACCTCAGATCGAGACGGTTAAACCAGAACTCAACGAATGCAGAACTAAGCCAGCCATGGTTATAGCCAGCGATAAGTAACGATTTGATTCTGGATTTCATGATTCACCTGTCGAAAAACACGTAGCCAGTTTTCGATACGGTGATTGCGGATGATGGTTTGGATTGTGGTTGAATTGTTTCTGGCTTTTCGTCGTTCCAGCGCTGACCGTTCAGGTAGCTTGATGGTAACAACCTGTCGAATCCGAACTGCTTACCATTCCTGCATGCGATGTCTTCTGCCAGCATCGTGGCAAACTCGCTTGCCGTACCCCTGGTAGTTTTACGCCATTCCCTGAACTGTGTTCTGAATGCCGAAGCTGCGTTTTTCTTCCCGGCTTTCCGCATACCGGCACACCAGAATATTTCCTCGAATGCCTTATCGGTTTCTTCGTGACGGCCAGATGATTTTTCACACTCCGTCCGAACGCTTTCGGACATAATGTTTTTATCTTGTATTTCTTTCTTTTGAATAGTGTCTTTTGTGTCCCCCTGTTTTGAGGGATAACACTCCCTCAAATTGAGGGATGTTTTATCCCCTGTTTTGAGGGATATTCCCTCATTTTGAGGGATGCGCCATTCTGAGATGTTTTTATTTGGTCCAAACATGCCGCCTTGCTGCTTGATAATATTCATTCTGACGAGTTCTAACTTGGCCTCATTGCACCGTTTGACGGGTAACTTTGTAATCTCGCTAAGTTGAGAATCGGTGATTCTGTCCATTGGTTTATTCCACCCATAGGTTTTACGCAGAATGGCAAGCAGCACTTTAAAATGTCGCTTGGTCAGATCTGCACCTGAATAAGCCTCAAGCAGCATATTTGATAGTCTGGCGTAACCATCATCGAGATCTGCCACATTACGCTCCACGACCGGTTCTAACGGTCTGTAGTCTGCTAACTTAACGACGCCCATGTTTCACTCCTGCTTTGGCTAGTCTGTAAACACCAACAAGGCGCTCTGCGAACGCCCTGTTATTTGCTGCGGCTACCACTAATCCCTCAGGTGAATCAGGATGTCGAATCTCTTCTTTTTCCTGGTATTTCTTACTACGTTTTGTCATAATTACCTCTCCTGATGCCCTTAGAAATCCATCTGGATTTGGTCAGAACGCTCGGTTGCCGCCGGGCGTTTTTTATTTCTCGGCATCACAGCTTCCACCGCTTGCCTTGCTACTTCCCTGATTAAACTCGTCTCCCATACCTTCTCCAGAAGAACGAACGTCACCGCCATATCCTGAATGTTCAGGCGGCTTACTTTTGAATCAGACCATCCCGCCATCTTTGCAAAATTTGTCTGACCCATTGATACGAGTCGGGCGCGAAGCTCTGTTTCCACTTCGCGTATCTTTTTGCTGTGATTTGTGAGTTCCATTACTTAGTATTTCCTGTAGTTAATAGTTAGTTGTGGCTATGCGCACTGGCGCATAAACCTGTGGTTGATTTGTTATCTGGAGTTCGCTTTTCAGCGACGTAGGACGAATGTCCGTTGTTGGAAGTGGTGTTGCTTACGCAGCCTTTGGTGGAAAAAGATCGTCTATGGTTAGTTCGTAACCGTATTCTTTGAACGCATTGATAAAAGCGCGACAAAGATTGATGTCCATTCCCCTTCTGCCTGTCTCGTAATGACAAACTGCACCACGCGTACAACCGAGTACTTTCGCAAGATCTTCCTGCGTTAAACCGAAGCGCTCGCGAAAATTGCGAATATTATTCATAGGATCCTCCTCACCAATAAGTATACACATCGTATTCAATATCGCAATACATAGTTTACGAGTTGTGACTGTTCTTGTTTGATACAAATTGTATAATTTAAGGATGAAAATGAACTGGTATGACATAGCGAAGCAAAGGATTGATCAGCTTGGATTGAATCAGGATAAAGTTGCTGAACACCTTGGTGTAACCAAAGGTGCTGTTAGTCATTGGCTTAACGGAAGAAGGAACCCATCAATACAAGAAATTGGAGCAATTTTTCAATATCTTGGAGTTACAGACGTGAGGTTCAACGCTGACGGAACCTTTAGCGTTGGAGAATCAACAGAACAAAAGCCTGTTAAACCTCAATTTGAATACCCATTCTTCTCTCACGTTCAGGCTGGAATGTTTACACCAGAATTTCGCACATTCACCGAGAGAGATGCAGAATGCTGGATTAGTACGACCAAAAAAGCCAGTGATTCATCTTTTTGGCTTGAAGTTGAAGGCCACTCAATGACGGCTCCAGCGGGATCACGACCAAGCTTTCCTGAAGGAATGCTGATTCTTGTAGACCCAGAAGTTCCTGTAGACCCAGGCGATTTTTGCATTGCAAGGTTATGTGGTGATGAGTTCACTTTTAAGAAGCTCATCAAAGACAGCGGACAAGTATTCCTACAACCGCTAAACCCTCAGTTCCCAATAATGCCATGTAACGAACAATGCAGGGTTGTAGGTAAGGTTGTAGCCAGCCAATGGCCTGATGAGATATTCGGGTGATGATGGATAAGGGATGTTTGGGTGATATACAAATGATTAAAGAACGTATTTCTTATGTTATCCCGATCGCGATAGATGGCAGCAAATCAGGAGTCCCAGTCCTCATCTATGAGATGGCAAAAGACTCATATGAAGTGGATTTGTCATTCGGTATTTTTTTTATCGGTCTTAGAGCGGCCAAGAAATACTCCGTTGGCATCGAGGTGTTCAATGACAATGAGACACCAATTCCAATTGATACAAAGAAATTTTCCAACCATATGTTTTTCACCGTTGCAGAAGCTGGTGATGGAGAAACTGTTGTGTCGGCATCCATAAAAATAACGTTTCCTAAGGTTGAAATTATTAACCCTGGAATATTTGAAGTTAGAGCATCACTGGTTAATCCAGACACCAAAGAAATCATTGATGTGAAAAGCTCTTTTTTCGATATTAAGCGTGCTGGAGTGGTTCGCAATGAGTTCCAATAACACCGTTACTCAGCTTCGTCCAAATCAAGACATCTCTCGCCAAATTGGACACCACTTCACTGATGATGCATACTCACGGCATGGTGGTGGCAATGGCGGTGGTGATGACATGCTAAAACGTGTAGAAAAATTGGAAGAGAAAATAGCTTCTATTAGCACTGATCTAGCTGTTATCAAGGCCACAATGTGTACAAAGGAAGATTTACACAAAGAGCTGAATGGTCAGACTTGGAAAATTGTCATAGCCCTTGTTATTACTGTTCTAATAGCCGTTTTTTCTAAATACTACATAAAGTAACCCTGACGCCGAGCTGGGGTTCACTGCCTGCCGATCCCTACGTAAACAATTCGCCCGCCAACGTAACTCATTGATAATTACGCAAACGCATAGCTATTTCATCCATTTGCCCGCCACCTTGTAACCACAAAGATCCCTACTCTTTCGGCAGTGTCAGAACATCAATAGCCAGTTCTACAGCCAAGTCCACATCCTCTTCCTGTCACAGCACCTGAATCATTTCTATCAAAGCTTCACGCGAAGGTTCGCGCTGCTCTACCAGTACCTGCATCAGCGCAGTACCGAGAACCTCAACCACTTGCGGGTGAAGCTCCGCAAAGAACTCATCCTCACTTTTCACACAGATTCCTCGCTCGTTTTTTGTTCAGGACAGTATGGCATAGAGGATTTAAAAAAATAAATCACTTTAAAAATCAACATAATGTAAACAAAACAACTATGAGGATACAAAATGTATTTGCAATGATGTTTACTATACGTATACTAAACACATCAACAGGACACACTACTCACCAGGATGGTGAACATACAACGATTCAGTGATGAATCTACGCGGCTGAAAAGCCGGAACGACCAAAGTGAGCTTTGGGATGCGATGAATTGCAGTCCATCGAGACAACCAGAAGATAAGCATCTGGCATCGCATCACCAAAGTTCATCAGGAGGTCTATATGACACGCAGAACAACTTTCAATGGCTCAGCAGCAGGTCGTCGTCGCGAGCGCCGTGCAGCGCTTCAGAATGCGGTAACGGCAAGCTCAGAAGTAATGCATCGTCCTACTCTTAGCCGTGTACAGATTCAGGCCAAAGGAAAACACGAAACGCCAAAACGCATTGAAGACGCAAAATCACTTCAGTTCATGGCGAAAGATGCATTCTGGCAACTGGAAGAATACAGACGCAATCTGGAGCGGGCAGCCATTGTGTACGCAAATGAGTTTGGTCATAAGCCACCAGAAACCGGTGTATGTTTGCCAGACGTAGCACTTTACGCGGCTGGTCATCGTAAGTGTGGGCAAATTACCGCTAGATAATTATTCAGGAAGAAATCATCTCATCTAATAAGGTCGCAATGCGGCCTTTTTTATTGCCAAAATTTAAGGATTAACAACATGAATTCAGCAGATTTATCGAAGATTCTTGAAGAACACAAAGTGTGGATTACCTCAATGCATGAGAGCGGATCGAGAGCCTACCTGCGCGATGCCGACCTGTGCGGTGCCGACCTGCGCGATGCCGACCTGCGCGGTGCCTACCTGCGCGATGCCGACCTGCGCGGTGCCTACCTGCGCGGTGCCAACCTGCGCGGTGCCTACCTGTGCGATGCCAACCTGCGCGGTGCCGACCTGCGCGATGCCGACCTGTGCGGTGCCTACCTGCGCGATGCCTACCTGTGCGATGCCGACCTGTGCGGTGCCAACCTGCGCGATGCATACCTGCCTGATCTCACTTTCGTAATCCTGGGTGAGAAATACTTCATAAGTATAACGAACGGTGAATATGTACGAGCAGGATGCCAGAACCACACAGTTGAGGAATGGAGAAAATATAGTAAGCAGGAAATTGCTGAGATGGATGGTCGTAAAGCTCTTAAATTTTATCCACGCCTTCTGGACATTATCGATTTCTATATTGGTAAAGGTGAACGCCCGGATTGGTTAACAAGTAAAGAATATGCAGATGAAGTAACTGAGTAAGCGTATTTTTGGCAGCGAGACACAGAGGTGAATATGAAAAAGTTTAAAGGTACGCCAGGTCCTTGGAGCGGAAAGGATGTACGCATTTGCAGGCAAGATAGAGCTGGGTTGCAGCTTGGTTTTATCATGACCCATGACGAAAATCGCGTAGCTGAATGTGAGGCCAATGCACACTTGATAGCAGCAGCTCCGGAGTTATTGGAAGCTCTACAATTGCTTCTCAACTCCTGGTCAAATGGTAGTTCTAAAGATATTTCAAACGCTGAGAGAAAAGCTCGCTCAGCCATCAGCAAGGCTCTTGGGGAAGAGTGATGGAAATAAATAAAGAGCAAGCATCAGAAATTATCAAACTTATCGAACAAGCATTACTTGATGGGTTTGATGATGAAATTTTGGTTTCGCTACACGAAAGTCTTACCAAATTTGTCAGCGAATAAGCACCTAATGACCATTTTAATAGTGGTCATTGTGAGCAATATCGCTCGTAACCAAACGAGGACGACGACTCGTTCTGGTTAATCGAAAAATCATCCCTTGATGTTATTTGCCGCTCGCAGTCAGGGCGGCTTTTTTCGCATACCAACAACGCTTCATTCGAGGCGTTTTCGCTATGCCAATAAATAAAAATGGAGAATCCCACGATGACATTTGCTATCGCGGGCGGTGCCGTCATGGGTATCGCCCAACTTAATGAATCACTTTTAGAGCGTATAATCAGAAAATTACGAACCGGATGGAAACGTCTGGTCGATATCCTGAATCAACCAGGAGTGCCGTGTAATGGATAAATCGCTTATGGCTATTCAGTCTAAATTCGCAATTGCTGTTTATCTTGGTGACAAAATAATGTATCGCGAAGCTGTAGAAGCCTTTCGCGAATGGAGGTTGAAATGATACCAGTGGACTTAGCAAGGACACCGGAGTTGAGCAGGTTAAAACGTCAGTATCACCTGACAGAGGCAATGTACTGGCGCAAGTCAGGTAATAAATCGATGAAACGAAATTGCCTTTCATTAGCCAAAAACGAGCGAATAAACAAAGGTGAATTTCTGGCTAATCCTTCCGAATTACCATTCTGAGGTGAATTATGGATTTGAATAAATTCGACGCCCCATTCAATCCTGAAGATATCGAATGGCGAATACAGCAAAGTGGTAAAACACTCGATGGCAAAGTGTGGGCTTTGGTGCTGGCTTATGTCACGAACAGGGCAATCATGAAGCGCCTGGACGATGTTTGCGGCAAAGCAGGATGGCGCAATGAATACCGCGATATTCCCAACAACGGTGGCGTTGAATGCGGCATATCAATCAAGATTGATTCCGAATGGGTAACTAAATGGGATGCTGCTGAAAACACACAGGTAGAAGCCGTCAAAGGTGGTCGCTCCGGCGCAATGAAGCGTGCTGCCGTTCAGTGGGGAATTGGTCGGTATCTCTATAACCTTGAGGAAGGTTTTGCGCAGATATCCAGTGATAAGAAACAAGGATGGCACAGGGCCAAACTGAAGGATGGAACAGGATTTTACTGGCTCCCTCCATCGCTGCCGAACTGGGCCATGCCAGCATCAGGCAATCAACCATCACCAGAAAATACCAACCAGAAATCTCCATCGGTTGACTGCGAACAAATCCTGAAAGACTTCAGCGATTATGCAGCAACAGAAACTGACAAGAAAAAGCTAATTGAGAGATATCAGCATGACTGGCAATTATTGGCTGGTCACGATGATGCGCAGACAAAATGCGTTCAGGTAATGAACATCAGAGTTAAAGAACTAAAACAGGCGGCATAAATGGCTAGTAGAGGCGTAAATAAGGTGATCATCTTAGGCCGGGTCGGGCAAGACCCGGAGGTTCGTTATTCACCATCAGGGACGGCGTTCGCTAACCTGACAGTCGCTACATCAGAGCAGTGGCGAGATAAACAGACTGGCGAACAAAAGGAGCAGACTGAATGGCATCGTGTTGCCGTAGTTGGGAAACTTGCTGAAGTCGTAGGGCAGTATGTGAAAAAAGGTGATCAGGTTTATTTCGAGGGAATGCTGAGAACCAGAAAGTGGCAAGACCAGACAGGGCAAGACCGCTACACCACTGAGATTAATGTTGGAATTAATGGTGTGATGCAAATGCTTGGAGGCACTGGCGACAGCAAACAACAAGCAGCCGACAGGCAGTCACAGAAACCACAGCAGCAACCATCACCAACACAACATAACGAGCCACCGATGGATTTTGATGATGATATACCATTTGCACCAGTAACTCTCCCCTTCCCTCGTCACGCTATTCACGCAATTTAAGGACTTACATGAATCATTTAATGGTTGACCTTGAAACAATGGGCAACGGGCCATACGCGCCCGTTATTTCGATTGGGGCAGTATTCTTTGATCTGAAAACTGGAGAAACAGGAGAAGACTTCTCGGTTAATATCTCTCTCGAGTCATCAATGCGATACCGGGCGCGTCCTGATGCTTCAACCATTTTATGGTGGATGGAACAGGGAGAAGATGCCAGAAAATCGCTAACCAATGACACTCAAGAGCTTTCAACGGCTCTTTCATGGTTATCAGACTTTATCGCAAAGCACGCCAACCCTAAATTCGTTCAGGTTTGGGGAAATGGCGCATCATTTGACTGTGTGATTCTACGAAATAGTTATGCTCTGGCCGGGCACCAAGCGCCCTGGCAGTGGTGGAATGACCGCGACGTCCGAACCATCGTCGAGCTTGGAAAGGCAATTGGGTTTGACCCTAAACGAGATATGCCATTCGAAGGAACTCGACACAACGCGCTTGATGATGCCATTCACCAAGCCAAATACGTTTCAGCAATCTGGAAAAAGTTAGCTAAATAATCACCAGGTGAAAACATGCCAGCGCCTATGTATGGTGCGAATGACCCGCGCCGCTGTTCCGGCAATTCCGTCTCGGAAGTGCTGGATAAATTCAGAAAAAACTACGACCTGATAATGTCACTACCGCAGGAAACGAAAGAGGAAAAGGAATTTCGCCACTGTATATGGCTTGCAGAGAAAGAAGAACGCGAGCGAATTTATCAGACATCCATCCGGCCATTCCGCAAAGCCACTTACACCCAATTCATTGAAATAGACCCGCGCCTTCGTGATTACCGTTCGCGTTACGGCGCTATCAGCAATAACTGAGGAATTCATCATGAGAGGTTTGTCCTACGACCCCGGTATCCTGCCATCTGAAATGATTATTCGACACCGCTTCAAGCCCATCAACGATATTCCACGCGAAGAAATGCTGGCGAGAAAGAGTTTTCCATCAGTGAATGAAAACAAATATCTGAATGCAATGTTGCGGAGTGGGAAGAAATGAAAGAAGTGAAAATATACACGATTGTCAGTGACCAGTTATCACCACCAATAACAGGAGAATCATTCTGTACTGATATGGTGCGTCATAGTGATTATGCGGACCTGGAGGAGAAATGCGCGGCGCTGGCTGATTTATTTTGTGATGTGAAAGAGATTTTGGGTTTTAAGTATCGCTATTTCATTTCCTCAAAGGGGCTAATTTTCTCAATGGCTTCTGGCAAGCTAAGACAGTTAAACCCTTCTATGCGCGGCAAGAACAGAAATCAGTATTTGTTCGTTAGGCTGGAGCTTGAAGGGGAACTGAAAGGCGTGAACATCCACCGATTAGTTGCTGAAAACCTCATCGGGCCTAAGCCATCTGATGAGCACGTAATTAACCATAAAGACGGCAACAAACAAAACAATGATGCATCAAACCTTGAGTGGACAACGATAGCGGGTAACACTCAGCACGCATATAGAACTGGGTTAGCCGGAGGAAGAAAGCACGGTTCGTATAAAGGCCCAGTTTGTGCAGAGAATGAGGAAGGTTTTGGGTATGTGTTCTTTGATAGCAAACAGGCTATTGAGGCTGGCTTTAACCCAAATTCAATCAGGGACGCTGTAGTTAAGCCATGCAAGAAATTATTCGGATTCTATTTTAGCCGCATCAATAACACAGGCCAAATTCACAAAGGAGTGCAGTCATGATTACGGGAACCTCAAATTACGACGAAGTGCCGACGATACCCTGCAAAATCTGCGGCGGTTATTTCAAAGCCGATGATCCAGAAAATCACAAATGCGAGGGCCAGCCCAATGAGCAACATCGACAACAGGAGCTGCTCGTCAGCAAAGCAAAAGCATCTGTATTCACTATGGGATACATCTCTCAATTTGAAGCGAGTGATATTGATTCTGACGATATCGATTTGCGGTTTGAAGTTGATGGCGTTGAAACCGGCACAACAGTTTCTATCGTTGATGAGAGTGGCCACGCCGCACAGATAATTACGGCGCTGCTGGATGAACTGGAGCATTACAAATCACGTGAAGAGCGAGTTACAAAGCTGGTTCTGGACAACTCGGCAAGCTGGGATGCTCTCTACAAGAAGGTGGAAGCCGCAGAGAAGCACATAGCAGAACTGGAGGCGCGGAAGGTCAACCTGTCAAAACTCAGCGTTGGAGAAGTCATGCACATGAGCGGATTCAGCCGGGATTATGCCGAGGGTTGGTGTGCTGGTAATGACAATGCGATACACGAAATACGCGCCGCTGGCATCAAGGTTAAGGGGGAGTGATGTCACTGACGAAAAAACAACGCGCAGAGCTACGCATGAAGTTTGGCGGCCGCTGCGCTTACTGTGGCTGTGTGCTACCGGAGAAGGGCTGGCATGCTGACCACGTTGAGGCGGTGCTGCGAAAATCTGAGCAGTGTATGAAGGCTGCTGCGAAAGGCATTTTCAGACTGAAAACTACCGGTGAAGTGTTCAGACCAGAAGCTGACTGTCCGGAAAACATCTTCCCGTCCTGTGCGCCGTGCAATTTGCTGAAAACGACATATTCGCTGGAGATGTTCAGAAAACAGGTCTCCCTGCAGGTTGAGCGGGGGCGCAGGAGTAGCGTTAACTTCCGCACCGCTGAGCGCTTTGGCCTGGTTGAAGTAATCGAAAAGCCAGTTGTGTTCTGGTTCGAACAGTATCAGAAAGGGGCGACATCATGACCAAAATATTCCGGAAGAATTATCCGCGTCAAAGTCGGTTTAAAGAGGCTCTATTTTTCCTTCTCTTTCTTATTTTAATGGTTCCAGTATCACCGATATTCTTCATCTGGTTAGCAGGCGTACAGGCAGAAAAAATAGCTGAGTGGTATAGCTCCATCGTATGGGGGCCATTTAATAAACTGCACAACAAATTAAATCCGTACAGGGAGGACTAACCCATGACCACTATTACCAAAGAGCGTATCGAATTATTCATTAAAAATCCGCTGGAAAACGGGCTTACCCGTGGCGAACAAATGGAACTGGCACGGATTGCGATGGCGTCGCTTGAGGCTAAGCCTGTGCGATACCTGAATAAATTTTCCGGTGTGTGCGTGACGTTAGAGCAGCAGTCAAACGCTGCAGATGATGTTGCCGTGTATATACCGCTCTACACCGCCCAGCCAGCGCCGGTAGTGCCGGATGAAATGGCGACATCTGATGACATGAATCTTTATCAAAAGAGCTTTGCGCAAGGCTATAACGCCTGCCGCAATGCCATGCTCAACGGAGGTAAATCGTGAAAGATAATCAAATCCGGGAGCTTGTAAACGAGCTGCATGATATTGCTATTGAGTATCACGGCACACAACAGTTACGTGAACGAATTGCGCGTACAGTTCGTGCAGCGATAATTCAGGCCGGCAACTCTCCGGTGATCGGCATTGACATGGCATCTGAACCTGATCGCTCGGTGGAAGTTCGCTACCTTGCTCCTCCTGGCTACGTGATGGTTCCTAAGGTGGTGACGCCGGAAATAGGTAACGCAATAAACGAAGTTGGTCAGCGCTGCACATGTGGTAATTGCTCGCAGCGATTATGGGATTTATTGCTTGCGGCTGCGCCGGTACAGGTAGATATTGAAATGCTGGCGTCTACGCTCAAAAATGCTCCGTTAGCACCGTCGGATAATCAGGGAAGGCCGAGAGCGCCAGTGGTGCCGCCCGCCATTGAGCCAGATTACAAGGTCATTAAAGGTATTCTGCCCACGGCCAACCACGATGAATATGCGTGCTGCATTGCTGCTGACATGTGGAACGCCTGCCGCGCCGCCATGCTTCAGGGGGTCGAGCAACCACAAAACGCACGACAAAATATTCCGGAAAATATTCCTGATGGCAACTCTCCGGCAATTCCGGATGATTGGGTTATGGTGCCAAAAGAGCCAACTCAGGCCATGATTAAAGCGTGGCTATCAGAGGTTGCTAACTTTCGCGGTCATGCAGCCGGTTACAAGGCTGCGCTGGCAGCAGCACCACAGCAGGAGGTGAAATGATGGCTATACCAGCAGCAGTGCGCAACTAACAAACCTCGGGTCGCAATGCGGCCTTTTTTATTCACAGTCGAGGTTTTCTTTTATCTGAACTCGCTACGGCGAGTTTTGTTTTATGGAGACAAGAAATGTCAGATTTGGCTATGAAGGTTTTGAAATGGCAATCAACTGGTGATGTCGGCATAAGTAGCGCAACTCTTGCCTCAATAGCATGTGGACTGAAAAAGAATATATATGGTCATCACTTCGGCGCTCCACATGACGCAGCAGACTTCCGACGATGCGTTGCACTTGTTGAGCAGATTCCAGAAATCAGAGATTCATTCGACAAGGTTGCAATGCGCGTTCCGTCATTCAAAGGAATCCTCAACAAATGGGATTCCCTCGTCGCTCTGTTGAAGTCTGAAATGAGGATGTATGGGAACAAAGCACCAGAGACTTACAAAAGAATCAGTGAGCTACGCAAGGACTAACTATGGAATCACACAGCCTCACACTCGATGAGGCCTGTGCATTTCTCAAGATATCCCTTCCATCCAAGTTCGATTCCCAAACCGGAGATAAAACCTATGCGCGAATTACGCGATGACTCACTTATTGACTTAAAGTTCATGATGAAGGATTCTGGCATGGGTAAAACGTTCATTTACTCAGAAATCAAGAAAGGTAAATTGCCTTCCCCGCACAAAATCGGAAGCGCATCCAGGTGGGTTTATGCCGACTATCAAAACTGGAAACGCAGCCACTTCTCACCCCTTCAAAATGTCTCATGAATTGACTTTGTGGGCATAAATGCGGGCATAAAATTCTTCACTTCTGTAATTCATCATAAATCCCCTGCACTTACGCCATTCATTAGGTGTCTGCAGGGGACACCACTTTTCAGTTCTTCCTCGTTCGTTACAGTTCTCAAATCCCCTTTATAATCACTACTTATGCCAAAAATAAGCCCTTAGGCGTTCGTAGCGGATCGTTGACTGCCGCACATTAATGCGGGCATATTGTGGGCACATGTTAAAATGACCACGGATTTATGCCCACATGCTCACAGTAAAGCAAATTGACGCGGCAAAACCTGCAGAAAAATCATATCGCCTTGCTGATTCTGGAGGCCTGTTCCTGTTCGTACCTCCATCAGGCAAAAAGGTGTGGCGAATGCGTTACCGTTTCGACGGCAAGGAAAAGACACTGGTCATCGGACCATACCCGCAAATCTCGCTTACCCAAGCCAGGGCAAAACAATCTGACGCGAAAATGAAGCTGCTTGCTGGCGTGGACCCATCAGAACAGAAGCAGGCTATAAAGAAGAAGGAAAAGGAAGAAGTAGCTGATTCGTTCGGTGATATCTTCAGGGAGTGGCATGCTCACAAATCGAAGGTATGGTCAAAAGGATATGCTGACGAAATGATGAACATGTTCACTGGCGATATATTGCCGCTCATCGGGCATCTGAGAATGGAAGAGGTGGAGCCGATGATGCTACTGAAGGTGATCAGGCTATTTGAGGACAGAGGAGCGATGGAGCGTGCTGATAAGGCTCGGCGCAGGTGTGGCGAGGTTTTCAGCTACGCAATAGTAACCGGAAGAGCTAAATATAATCCGGCTCCAGACCTTGTTGGGGCAATGAAGGGTTACAGAAAAAACAACTACCCTTTCCTCCCTATGCATCGCATTCACGAATTCCAGAGGGCGCTTAATGGGTATGGAGGCTGGGTTATAGGTAAGATTGCTGCTCAGGTTCTTCACTATACAGCAATGCGAACGGTGGAATTACGTTCGTTGGTATGGTCAGGAATTGACTTTGAAAACAGCCTGATCACCGTTGCCCCTGAAGTCATGAAAGGAAGAAAACTGCATGTCGTTCCAATGTCAGAGCAAGTTACAGCGCTTTTCAAATTCCTGCAACAAATCACCGGACAGTACGAACTTTGCTTCCCGGGAAGGAATGACAGGAAAAAGCCAATCAGCGAAAACGCCGTCCTTGGTGTAATCCGCAGTATAGGATATGAAGGACAGACCAGCGGCCACGGTTTCAGGCACCAATTCAGCACGGTACTCAACGAGAAGCACTGGAACAGCGACGCGATAGAAATGCAGTTGGCACACGTTAGCGGGGGCACCAGATCCGTATACAACCACGCAGCTTATCTTGATACGCGACGGGAGATGATGCAGTGGTGGGCAGACTGGTTGGATGAGAAAGTATCCTAGGAAAACAACACAAAGCCTTGCAAACCGGTGCAAAGCTTTGTGTGTCCCGCTTTTGTCTCACCACGCATCATCACATGCTGAGCAATCCCCTTCAAATGCTAAACTTTCGTCCTCTAAGAATTTACTGATTTTTATAATGTTAAAGCTATTTATTAGCTATGTTTCAGTTGGCTCGTTGAATACTGCCATCCACAGGCTTTGCTTGGGCGCATTGTTCAGATTGATTGGTTTTAGTCAAGCGATATCGAAACTTATCGTATCCTGCGTAGCAGTTACATTAAGCTTTTCGTCAACGCCAAATGCACATTTAAGCCCAAAGCAACAACTGACTGGTACATGGACTTTGTCATTAAAGAAAACCAGACTTATGATCAGTTTGTTAGCAACATCAATACCAATAATGGTTACTGATCATAAAGTTATGACATACTAGTCAACAATTTACTTATTTTTTTATTTAACTTGAGGTAGTTTAAGTTGGAACACTTAAAATACAGACCAGACATCGATGGGTTGAGAGCAATAGCAGTGTTGTCAGTGGTAATTTTTCACTACTTTCCTTCGATTCTTCCCGGCGGTTTTGTTGGGGTTGATATATTTTTTGTTATATCAGGATACCTTATCACATCTATTATATTAAAATCTGCATCAAGTAACTCCTTCTCTTATGTAGAATTTTACAAGAGAAGAATAATTAGAATATTCCCATCGCTGTCAATTGTTCTTGTATCATGTCTTATAATTGGATGGTTTTACCTTTTCCAAGATGATTATAAATCACTCGGAAAGCACGTTTTTTCAGGGGCTTACTTCATATCAAACTTAACACTATGGAGTGAATCAGGGTATTTTGATTCTCAATCATATCTTAAGCCATTGTTGCACCTTTGGTCTTTAGGTATTGAAGAACAGTTCTATATATTATGGCCTGTGGTTATTTTGTTATGCTTTAAAAGCAAATACTCGAAACGCAATATACTTCTATCATGCGCAGCCATATTTATAGTTAGCTATACAATTAGTGTTTCTACCATGGCATACGAAGGTGGTGCTAACTACTACTCCCCAGCATCAAGGTTCTGGGAGTTAATGGCTGGCGCCATAATAGCAGCATTACGTTTCATGGGTATCAAAACATCAGTCTATAAATCTATGTCATTGCTAGGAGTTATAATAATAACTCTGTCAATAGCATTAATTAATGAAAAGATGGCTTTCCCTGGTTACATCGCGATAATGCCAGTAATTGGTGCGTCTCTTGTAATAGCATCAAGTGGAAATAATTGGATCGCATCAAAAATACTAAGCTTTAAACCTATTGTTTTTATTGGGCTTATAAGCTATCCGCTATATCTATGGCACTGGCCAGTTTATTCATTCTATCGTTCTATATTTTCTGGATCACCAAGCACCAACGAGTTATTGATTCTAATGGCGTTGGCATTAGTATTGGCTATTTTAACTTATTATCTTTTAGAAAATCCTCTGCGCCATTCTGAAAAAAGGTCAATTACAACTATTATTCTGGCTGTCGTCGTATTTGGTTCTGGCGTATTTGGGTTTGTCACGTACTCCATGAATGGAATTAAAGAAAGAAGCGTAAACAAATCAGCAGGTGAGTATGCTTCTGTCACAAATGTGTACGATTACTATAAATATGGTGAGCTATTGCCCGGTGGCATATGTCACTCTGTGCTGTTAAAAAATGCCATATCTAACGGTTGCATTAAAAACAGCCGCAATAATATTTTTATAATCGGTGATTCATATGCAGCAGCACTCTATAATGGGTTGTCGAGTTACATAAAAAACAACAATAAAAAGTATGTGATAAGTCAAATGACAGACGGAAATGCCCCGCCATTGTTTGTTAATGGTCAAGACGACCTCCAAAGAGACGTTAGCTCCGTTAACGTTGATAGAATTAAAGAAATTGGAATAACTAAACCTGAGATAGTGTTACTAAATTGGTCTGTTAGAGGTTCAAATGGAGTGCAAGATAAAAATCTAGCAATTGAATCGCTATCGTTAACAATAAAAGAAATCAAAAAAGCATCCGCCGAATCAAGAGTAATAGTTGTTGGCCCGGTTCCTGAATGGAATGCTAATTTAGTTAAGGTGATATCAAATTACACAAGTGAATTCAAAAAAACGCCACCTATATACATGTCATATGGATTAAACGATGAAATTAAAGTATGGGATAAGTACTTTGATGAAAACGTGCCTAAGTTAGGGGCTGAATACATATCAGCATACAGATCTCTATGCAATGAAAGTGGATGTTTAACAAGGGTTGGTGATGGACCAGATTTTGTCACTGCTGTAGATTATGGGCACCTAACAAAATATGGATCGATTTTCCTTTTTGAAAAAATAGGAAATAAAATAATAAAGTAAATAGGAATTGTTTTTTTGAAAATCCCCATAGAACTTAACAGATCATATGGGGATTTTTTTAAATTTATTAAAATGTCAATAACAACTAATATAACTTCTTTTGCTTGTAAAAAGCATACAGCATGATTAATATCATTACAATATCAGACAATATTCTCGATGCGTTAAACGGAATAAAGCCAAATACTATAAATATTAACTCCGCAGAACAATATAGGAATACTAAAAATGCTGCTACCCCTATTATTTTAGATACGATCCGGTTCATTTTCTGCTCCTTTGGCGCATGGATGCGTATCGTATCCATTTTTGTAGTAATCTGTGAAGATTGCTTTTCAGTTTCACGTAAGTACATTCTGCCACCATAACTTCTCATAACGTTATTGCACTCAATTTCCATTGTATAATATGCTGCAGTTGATTCTGAGAAATTAAGAGCTATTTTACAGACAGCGGTGGCGGAATCAGGCCAGCCAGTACCTGTTTCGCCTGTTGTTGGGTCCTCCCAAACTATATTACCAGAAGTTGGCTCAATGCCAGAAGCTACTGATTTAAATATTTTGTATATATTAAGACTTCCGTCTGATTTAAAACAACAAGAATATTTGTATATCCCATCACTACCTCCAGTTAAATCAGATTTAATTGTTATATCCATAACAAACGAATCGTAGTACCCATTCCATTCTTGTGATTGTCTAAACATTCCCTTTGGAAGTGGAATGGTTACAGAAGAAGGAATTGGCGCAGGAGCTGGTAAATTTGTGCTTGGATTTGATATCCCATTAAACGGGAATTTATATAAATATACTTGTTTTTCGCCCGGGACAACTTGCCCACCATTTACCTGATTTATGCTATCAGGGGCGCAAGGCTCAATAATTAAATAGTTAAGATAAACATCCTCTGAAGATGTGTTGTTAACATAAATAGTCTTCCAACCCCTACCGACAAGAGCGCCCGCCCATGACTTTCTTCCGTCTGAGTTTCTGAGTTGCGTAGTATACGACATTGTTTCCGATATTTCTTTAGGAAACGATTTCAGAGGCATTATATTTACAGGCAAATATCCGTCAACTGATTCGACAGGATCAGATAATGATATTTTGCAACCTGTAATAATACCTGTAAAAAATACGTCCGCGGCATCTGCATCAAGAAAGAAAGAAAAAGACTGCACACCACCAGGATATATTTTACCAACTTGACCGTTCCAGACATAAGATAAGTTGTAATCAGGTGATAGATATGTTAATTTCCCAAACCACCCGATCCCCTCAGATGCCCGACCAGGCTGAATTGATGAATATGAAGCTATATTCCTGACAGGTCTAACCCAGCAACCAGAAAGAACAAATGACGCGACAGCATCACCATACTTTGCATATCCTGATTTATTAAAATGAGTTCCATCACTATATACAGAATTATATTTGCAATATTGGATAACACTCTCACTTTCAAATACGGGACAAGCGTATTGATTAGCTACAGCCCTTGCATATTGAGCAAAAAGTGAACCACCGTCATTCTGACCATAATTAATTGGTGTGGTGGTATGCAGCACCACACCACAACCCCAATCAATAAACCTTTTAATTATTTTTTCAATATACTCAACATATTCGTCAAGCGTTGCACCGCCTACTCCCTGGCTATCATTTATCCCCAGCATAAGATGCGCTACGTTACAGTGAGGGTTATCAGGCCACCGTTCATAAGAAAGTTTTGCCGTATCACCGCTAAATCCGTGGTTTATTACAGTAACATTTGAATTTGTTAATGTTAACAGTCGTTCCTGCAACCGAGAGGGGTACTGAATTGGAGCAACAGTGTATGGGTTATTATTAGGAGGAGCTATAACATCTGAACTGATTGTGTCGTGCCCTATAGTAACGCTGTCTCCCTGACAAACTATTTTTAATTCTCCTCCGGCACGCAATAAGTTATTTGCTGAAGCCAGTAAATTTGCATTACGATATGCATAAGATTTTGTGTTTAATTTATCATTAATAATACCAACTTTCGAATGTAGATCATTTATTTCTTCCTGCACAGTCAATCCTGACGTCGTGCCAACTAATGCTGCACCATCATCTGTAGATAAAAGTTGTTTGAATTGATCAGGGTCGTACTTCAACACATTTGGAAAGTAGAACTGCTGCACTGACGAACTTCCGCCACTGTAAACGGCCATCGAGTGTCCCTGTACAGTCACAAACTTTGCAATCTGTCCATTATATACAGGGTAACCAGCAGCATTAATGATGATTGGTTGCGAAACAGGAACGTGAGAACCGTCTTCATTCTCAACATAAACCTGAATCTGGTTTGCTGGGTTGGTAGGGTCTGTATCAATCTGGCCGATATAAATTTTTCCATTGGCTACGGCTTTAAAAGATCGAGCCATTGTGAAGAGCTGGCTCGGCATTGATACTACAACATTGGCAGTGATATCTGACATTTACTATGCTCCGGGTACAGCAAGGCCGCACAATATAAAACTTGCGCAGCATTGCATTAAGGTCGGTTATAATTGCTTAAAAGAGTGGAGGGTTTATGGAACGTGACTTATTGAACTTTGCTTTCTTAATCTTCGGCCTTGTGGTGGGCAAACTTTTATTCGCTTAAGGATTGAGATTTCGTTCCCTGAGCTAATGAGTTAACAATGCGCTCAACATCAGATAACGCTTTCTCGAATGCGGTAGAACCACGTGGCGTATTAGCCAGACGAAGCATTGCATTACGTGCTGGTTCACTCTCATACATCCTTGCCAGCAAACCATACCCGCCACCAACACCTACCAGTGCAGGGTTAGTTACTGTTCCAATACCTAGGATGAACGGTATAGTTTGCTGACCTGTAGGCGTTGTTACTCCTGCCTGACCAGCACGCTTGGTTGCCTCAAGATAATTCTTAATCCCCTTCAGATACGCAGCATCACGGCCTTTGAATGCTATACCGGTCTGGTTAGACATCAGGTTAATCTGTCTCAGGAACTGGTCAGGTGAGCCTCCTGATTTCTCCATGGCCTTTCCGATTATGCCGTTGCGCATCTGAGCGCGCCCCACCTGACCTACTGACCGGTACAGATTCTGAACTTCTGATTTATTCTTGCTGAACAACATGTTGTTGACAACTTCGGGAGTTAGATCCCCTTTCATCAGAACGTTCTTCAAGCGGGTATTCTGGAGCTTACTAGCCTCATCTGCGTATACCGCATTGGCCTGCTTGTATCTGCGCAGAGTGTCGTTTCCAAGGTTCTGGCCAATGGAGTTATCAATGTCTCCTGTCATTGCCCTGTATACACGCTGCACTGCCGCCTCAGTTGGCGGTGGCATTTGTGTCCTTTCTCCTCTGACATCCATCCTAAACTGCGTTCTCAGTCTGCTTAACTGTTCCAGGTTAACATCACCTTTAGCCAATTCATTCCTGTATGCCTGAAGTTTGCTAATTGTATCCGTGTCGGCAACTTGCCCTAATTTTTGCAGTTTTCCAATCTCATCATCTATCTGCTGAATTGCTCGCGTTGGCTGAATGTTGACTCCTGTCATTTCGCTCTGAACTTGCTCAAGACGGTTCCCTGCTGCTTTCCGAATTCCTGATGTTTTTGCCTTCAGGCTGCCAATAACAATTGACGGATCATACTCACCAAACCGTGATGCAAATTCATCTACCAACTGACTGCGAGCTTCTTGCTGATTAGCTCGCATTGAACTTGTCCCGGCAAATGGGATGTTTTCAGCCGTTGTTTGAGCCATGCGCCCGACTCGTGAGTTTGGCGGCAAAACATCGGTTGTGTGCAATGGCACATCTGCGGAGTTAGCAAATCGGATTGCCTGTTGTGCTTCAGGAGAGATTGCACCACGCACACCACGATATACAGCGCCGGCGGCACGACCTAACTGGTTAATCGCCCCACCAAGTACAACACCAGTTCCGAGGTCAGTGGCGAGTTCCTCAGGGTTGTCCTGCACACTATTTGCAGCCATAGATCCAACTGCGTTTTCTGCCAGCAAGCGAGATGCTCCTTGTGCAACTCTCCCGGCAATGGTTGGAGCCTGCGCCGCAATACGTTCAGCTCCTACCGGAGTTAGATAGGGCAATGCTTCTGAGAAGATTTTCCCTTCTGTTGTTTGCGGGGTTAGCGCTCCCTGCTGAAGACCAAAATCTTGAGCAATCCCCTCAGTAGTAACACGAGGAGCGGGCTGATAAGTTCCGTCGCCTAACCCTAGTTGCTTGCCAGCCCACGCGCCGGCGCTGGCAACCGCATCAGCCATCGATGCAGGAATATTTGCCAGGTTCACTCCAGCCTGAAGCATTCCGCGTCCTGTTTCTGCTGCCGCGCTCACGATGTCAGAAAGGAAGCCCCCCCGATCTTGTGGCTGTGCTTCCTGCGGTGCCTGTTGAGGCTCTGCTGACGGCACCGGATACGCAGCATAGAAAGCCTGTTTAGCCTGCTCAGCCTGATCGCCTGCCTGAGGTGCAACCACTTCATTGAAGTATTGCTCCTGAGCCTGCGCCTTCTGTTCTGGTGCCAATGCCTGATATTGCTGAGAGGCAATAACGTCTTTCCATGCCTTAGCCATTAATCACCCCATAGTGAAGAAAAGTTGCTGTTGTATGCAGGCTGTGATTTCTGTACAGGTTGGGATTGCTGATACTGCGATTTACCAACATCAACATTGTACTGCTGGTTGTAATTGTTGGTGTATTCCTGAATCTCACGAATAGACTGCTGCATAGCCTTCGGGCTTGAGTAGTCAACCTGCGGCATCCCCTGAAAATACATCTTCGCTTCTGCAATGGTGTTGATACCGCTAGCACCCATATCTCTTGCTGCTGCCACGCCCTGATTCTGCATTCTTCCCTGAATACGTTGTGCGGAGTTATATAACTGTCGCTGTTCTTTGCCTGTGAGTCGGCTGCGAACATCTGCACCAATTGCCGGATTTCCTGCTCCGCCAGTCATGCCAGTCATGAAATCGAGAGCAGAAGCATCTGCATTTGCGATTGCGTCAATGTCTTTCTTCATCGCGTAGTTCTGTGCGCTTGCTGCAGACGTTGGAGGCGCTGCAATAGCACTTGCCGGGACACGAACCATATTGCCGTTATCGTCAATACCTTCGTAAAATGCATTAGCCCCTGCGCCGTGAAGTTTTCCGTCAATGTTGACTGTTCTACCATCTGCAAGCTGAACGACCCGATTCCCCTCAACTCCTGATATCGTTCTGGCGTTTGCCCTTTGCATTGCCAAATCCTGACCGCGGCGGGCTGTAAAGGCTGACATGTCTTGTCCGCGCATAGTAATATTTTGCCCGCGAGCCTGAAGTCCTTCCCCTGCTTTATTGCTGCGGATTGTTTCAGCAAGTCGACCTCGATCAATCTCGCGACCTGTCAACTTGTCCTGAATATCAAAATACTTTTCTGGTCCTACCGCGTGCATCCCAATAAGGTCTGTTAACTGCGTGAAGCCTTCAGGGCTTTGTTGATATGTCTGCCACGCCTGTTCAGGAGATACGCCAATTTGCTGCAGTGTATTCTGGTGAGTGGCAAGCTCTCGCATCACCGCTTCAGGCCCCTGAGCGGAGGCAATATTCAATCGTGCAGACATATCGCCCATCGCCTGATTTCTGTCAGCATCAACAAAGCCCATGCCCTGACGAATTGTTTCAATCTGGTCTGGATTGGTGGCTGCAAGTTGACGCAAGGCGTCCCGATCACCTGCCGCATAAGCCTGACCGAAAGCTTTTTGAAAGTCAGAAAGCCTCATTGCCTGACCAACTGCACCAAGACCCTGAGCAAGTTGAACTCCAACGTTTGGGCGCTGGCTAAAGTCGTAGTTTGATAGTGATGGCTGCCCGGGCGCGTTTTGGTTTGCCACCTGCATTGACGGCAAACCAGCAAGTTGAAATGTAGCCACGATAACTCCTTAGAAGAGTGAGCCAAGCAATCCGATACCAGCACCGATACCAGCGCCCCATGGCGTGGAAGTGCCTAACAGGCTTGCAATACCAGCACCTGCAAGCGCACCACTCGTACCTCCGCTAATGGCACTTCCAAGCGTGGATTGACCAGAACCCTGAGAGCGGATCGCCGCCATCTGTTGCGCAAGATTACCTGCGTTATTTGCATAGTTCTGTCCTGCCGATGCCTGGCCTGCTGCCGCAGACTGACCAACGTTTAACAGGTTGCCATAGTTTTGCATCTGCCCTGACAACCAGTTCTGCCCGAGCGTTGGTGCAATGGATGCAATTTGGTTTGATGTTGCTGTAGAGCCAAGACCTCCGGTGGCTTCCGCTGCATTCAGGCTTTGATAGCGAGCCTGATCAGCCAATTGTTTATACTGTTCTGAGTTGTAATACTGATTGAGAGCACTGTTCTGACCTTCCAGTGTTGATAGCTGCTGAATCTTGCTGGAAGAGCCCGGCAAACCTGCGGCGGCGTAAGGTGCCAACTGCTCCATCACACGATTGAATTGTTGGTTTTGCAGGTCTGCGGCGTACTGTGTTGCTCTTGCGGCCTCTTTTGCTCCGCTGCTTGATGAGCCACCTTTTCCGCCTTTTTCAGCGCAATAAGGCTCCTCGCCGCGCAGTTTTCTGCCCAGCTTAAATGCATATAACATGTTTATCTCCCGTGATTCAGGAAGTCGATTAGTTCTTCGCGTGTGGCGCTGTAAAACGTCACGTCATCCACGCCTTTGAAGTATTTCTTGATGGTTCCTACACGCTTAAGGCCAATCATTGCACAGTACATCTGACCGTGGCGAAATTTGCGTGCAGCAAACGAAGTGACGCATTGAACAGAGGTGTTGGTGAGAATGTATCGCCAGAACGCCAGCCCGATTTCCTTACTGAATCCTCTAATCTCAGGCAGATACATGGCGTGGCAGTCAAATGTCAGCGGCTGAATCTCGTTGTAATACACGATGCCACCGAACTGACCATGTACGTTCACTTCGAAATATCGGCACTCAGGCTTGTAGTCGTATCCGTCACCATTGTTACTCCCGGCAATGATGTCGGGATGGTTGCCGACCGTTTCTATCAGGTCGATGTTTCGGGTGGGAGTGAATGTAATCATCAGTTGATCAATCCATGAGTTCGTATTGCATCTTCGAGAGCTTTGATACGCTGCCGCGCCTGCTGCAATCCGGTAGCCATAGCTGATACCTCAGACTGCGTATATGTGGCACTGACCGTGTATGCCTGGTTAGCGTTGAATGCACCGAGAAGCGCAGCTCCTGTTGCTGCTGTCCATCCGGTCTGTCGAGCACCGATAACTTTAGTACCGCCAACTGAATAGGACGTTGTCACGTTGAGAGGTGACGCCAGCGATTGAGAGGCAGTTGCTGACTTCGATACGTAATCAGCCTGCAATGAAGAAATAGTGCCTTCAGCAACCGTAACCCTACCATCAAGAGCACTGACATCAGTCTGCAAGGTGACTATTTCGCCTTCAGCCGTGGTTAGCCTGACATCCAGCGCTGCAATTGCATTGGTATTTGCAGTAATACGGATTTCATGGCTGTCTACGTCGATGCGTAACTGTTGAATTCTCGCTTCGTGGTCTGCAAGCTCAACATCCTGCTCATCGTTCTTTACCTGCGCGTCATAGGCACCTTGCCCTGCTTCGTTTGCCTTTCCCGCAATGGCGCCAACGTCAGCCCCCTGCGCGATTACGTAGAGCAGATAAGACCGGCTGAAGACGTTGCGGGGGAGTATTGAGGCATCAAGACGAGTGGCCTGAATAATGACAGGATTATTAAGTGACGGGTCTGCCATATGTTACTCCAGACGAATTTGACACCCGGATAGTGTTACAGGTGATTTGGTGATTACCCGCAGTTTGAATCCGATTAATCGACGAATACGACCTACACGCTTCCATAAAACTCTCTTGTCGTACACAAACGGCTCATTCTGCTCAATCATCTGTTCGCGACCGTAATTGATTCCGTCTGTGGTTGCAGACAGGAACAGGCGGTCAGCGTATTGAGCAACACCAGTGGATGATTCAACTTCGAGGTCGAAGCATCTGGCATTGTCCGCTTTGAAGAGGGGTGTAAACAACAGATGTTCTTGCTGCTTGTCGTACTGACTACTAATGTCGAATTGCAACTGCCCTGTCACCGCTTCTGACTTGTCGCCACACGTAATCTGGTTGCCTTCGTACATGAAATCGATGGCGCGATAAACATCGTCGTATAAACCGGTTTTCAGTATGCACCATTGCGGCCCGTTCTGGCTTGATGAGGCATCGTAAACCAGCACATGACGCGGGAGATGGATAATCAGCAGTTCATGCGAATCGAACCTCAACGCCTCCATCACCCCGGTTGCCAGTTCATCAGCCGTGTATGAGCGGATAATTTTCTCAATACTGGCCGTCGCAATTGGTGAAGCCTGCCCTGACCCGATGATGTAGACGGAAGGTGCGCCAGTAGCCGGGTGACTGATGAATGCATATGAATCAGCGAATGGCGTTTTACAGTATGTTCCGGCAATCCCCTTCTGTACCATTAACGATGGCTGCGCGACATACAACGCAGCGCCAACGGTGGTTGCGCCTGTCAGGGAGAAATACTCTATCGTCGACGAGCCAAAGCAGACGATGAAATCTCGCCATGAACCTATGCCAATTATCCCGTCAGGCTGCGATTCTGCGCGATATTCTGCACTGTAGCGGTCAGGATGCGATTCATCTTCAAGGTCAGTGATAAACCATGAATCTGTGCCGTCTTTTGACCATGCATAACGCCCACGTAAGCGAGTAATGTCACGGACTGAGCCTAACTCATACTGCGTGAATCCGCTGTCTGCAGGCCAGTTTGAGACGGTTTTAACCGCGCCATCATAGCGATACTCGATGAGCTGACCATTAACGCCTACCGCCTGTGATGTGCGACCATGTGCCATTGATACGCGACCGCTTCCGGCAACATCACCGACTACGGCTTCACCTTTGTAGAGCTTGCCGCCACAAACACGATATACAGCGTTCTGAGCGGTGTTATACTCAACTCCGCGCGATACTCCATTTACATCGTTGCGCTTCGCTATGCCCGGGAATGAGCGTAAATAACCCGATGAGTCGAGGACTTCTTTTGGTGTGGCCAACATGTTGATTGGTAGGTAATCAATGTAGTCGGCATTCTTGAAGCCCTTACCCATTCCCTTCATCATGGGGAGTTGTTGAATCGGCATTCTGCTCTCCGGGGAAATAATGCCATTCGTTCAGATTGGCGAAACTGTTTCCACTGCCAGTTGGCATACGTGACGGGTAAGGCGCTCGTTTAGCTCTGGCGATGGCGGTCTGCTTATAGAGAAGTTCCTTCCCATATTTAGCGGTTGCGATAATTTTGGCGGTAGCCTCAAGCGCATAATCCGGAGCAATTCTGCAGGCCAGATTGTGGAATACTGCGCTGACTGCTCTTGAGCGAAGACCGTGATCATCACCTTCAGCGGGAGGATTATCATCATCTGAGAATACATAGCCGGTGATGATTCCCTTTCCGTCCTGATACCACTCAGCCATCATCGTTTCAAGGTCGTCAACAGCATCCTGCATAGACTGAGGTTCGATATCAGTGAGAGTTGCATCTGATGCTACACCAAGCTTACGCAGCGCCGCCCTGACCAGATCGCCTTTAGTCTTTATCTGCATCGCTTTCCGCCTTAGGCTTTGGTCCTGGCTTTTTGCGTTCTTTGGTTGCCGGTTCTTTCGGTCGCAGGCTTAGCAGACGATTCAACACATCATCTGCCGTGTGGCCGTCCCATTCCTTGCCAAACTCAATTTCCGTGCCTTTAGGCAGATGTTCAATTTCACTCTCTGGGAGGTGGTATGTTACCGCGCCTTCTGGGGTGTCGATGCCAGCTAACACCCATCCATCCCATTGCTCGCCGTCATGATGCTGAAAGCTCCACCATGCGCTTTCGCGGAAGGCATTCATTAGTGTTGAAAACAGGCGCACTCGATGTGCATATAGTTCGTTAAAGGTGTGGTATCCATCAGATACTTCACCCATGTCTTTCTTGACCACGCCTGAATCACCGATTGGCTCGTCATTAGTCTCCGGAACCTCATTTGGATGCCTAACCCAACCATCGGCAAGGTGATCTTCTACGTCGCCGTCATCGACAACTTTAACCTGAACGTCCTTGCCCCATACCTTCGTTCCACGACCCTGCTTATATAGCATTACACCCATGTGTCACCTCAAATAAGAAAGGGGCCGAAGCCCCTGTTAGTTACGCAGTCTGACCAGGCAGGCCAACACCGATTGCTTCCGGTCGTGTCGCGTTTACGCCGTACCACAGCGCAATACGGCACAGGCCGGACAGGGTGGAAATATCCCCCTGCGTAGCGAAGATACCGTTCAGGCCGACATCCGGGATGCTGAATGAGGTAGTTTTCATACCTGCAAAAAGCTCATGGTTGGCCGGAATCGGCTGAGACACAATACGGATGGCGTCATCAGCCCAGAACACGTTGGTGCGAGCATCCTTAACGTTCAGGATGTTCACCGCCATTGCATCAGCCAGCGAGGTGTTAACGTTGGCGTATGCCCGTTGCTCAGGAGAAAGAGAAACATCATCCAGTGCTACAGGCTTCGGCGTGATTTCAACGTGAGTACCATCAACAACGCGAACTACGGAGAAAGTCGCGTCCTGCGCCAGTACGTTCTTAGCCATCTGACCAAGGAACTTCACGCCAGTAAACGAAATTTTGTCGCCGCGTTTCAGGCCGGTAGTTGCAGACAGGGTGACGGTAGCAAAACGGTTATCAATGTTAACTTTGTTGCCATCGTTATCCAGTTGCCATGCGACAGGCTTGAAGGACTGCGCACCGGATACAGTGATGCCAGTTGCAGTAGATTTGGTCAGCACAGGAAGTTTCGGAGAGCGCAGGACATCATCGAAGCCAGCAACCTGACGCTGGATAGTGCCATCGCGGTACGCTTCTTCAGGAATGCGCCCAAAGATATCGCGCTTAGTCAGGTCATAACCCGCCTTTTTGTAGTCCTGCGGGTTGAAGAAGTACGATGTCCCCATGTCGCGGTTAAGTTCGCGGGAGAACATCAGTTCTTCTGCATCGGCCACAAAGTTCCATGCGTCTGCGGTATTAGTGCCGATAGCATCCGGCGAAGTGATAACCAATGACCCCATCTCGGCGGCCATGTTTGCGACTTTCAGCTCAACGTTATTCGCCAGCTTGCGAGCGGCGGACTGGATGCGGTGACGATACGCAGTCTCGTCTCGCAAGTCATCTGCGCGTAACTGGAAGAAGTCGTTATCCGGCTCTCCCATGTTTACCGCGACGTTAAGCTCCAGTAACCCTGTCGCTTTATCAGTTAAATCCCAACCCTCCTGAGTGGGGGACTCCTGCTCTACAGGCATCCAGATGGTATTGCTGGAGCGCTGCATAGAAGAAGCAGGCGGGGTGTATTTCTTGGCTTTCTGCGCCATTGGAGTGATTGCGGAGATGGTGTCAATAATCTCATCCACCGCCAGTGTAACAATTTGACCTTCGTTCAAAGCCATTATCGGATTCCTTTAAGTTTTGCCTTTAGCTTGCGGTAGGTTTCCACATCGCCCTTGCTCGCAGCTGCATCCATCTGTTTACGAATGGCATCTTTATTTGCTGCGCTGACATCACCGGTAATCGGCTGGTCAGCAGGTGGAGCGGAAGAGATTTGTTTACCGCGAGGCTTGAGAGTTAAGCGTTCGGATAGTCGAGTTAGTTCAATCAGCGCGGACTGCCCATCCATCGCCAGTAACTGGCGGGCTTTCTCCGGGTTTGCACCCAGGTGATACATGAGCGCGGCGGACTTCTCCGGGAACAGGCGCATAATGTCGGCCCCAACCGCAGGCGGAACCAGTTGCATAAATGCGTCTTCTTTCTCCTGATAGTCAGGGATATTGAGCTTTTCCGCCGCGTCATAGTGTTTGCGGGCAGCTTCGACGTATTGCGCTGATTGCTGGGTAAACTCCTGAGTCTTGCGGCCCTGTTCTGCTACGGCATTGCTGCGGGCGTCCTGCGCTTTCATTAGCCATTCGGTATTAGCAGCATTGAAAGCGGCAAGCGCACGGCTGTTGTCATAGTCATATTTGGCCAGGCCTTCTTCTGACAGATAGGCATTAATATCCGGCTGAGGTGGAAGGTCAGGGTTTACCCGTAAACTCTCCGGCAATTCTCCGCGTTTAACTGCTTCCATCTGCTGCTCAAGCTCGCGCTGTCGTTTGCGCTCGATGCGGCGGCGGGCGAATTCTGCGTTCTTTGCCGGGTCTTGTTTTGGTGCTGTCTCATCGTCCCTCAGGACAATCTCAAAGCCCTCTTCCTGACCTGCATTGTCGTTGGCATTATCGACAACTAAGCTATCAGCAGATGCCGTTGCATGATCGCCGGACAGGGTTAAGTCTTCAGCTGCCTGAATTTCGGTGGTTGGTTCCATGATTAACTCTCTCTTATTGAGGTGTCTCGGCTACACTGCCGGAAGGTTGATTTTGTCTCTGCGATTGCAGGATATTGGCAATTTCCATTCGCTGCTTGTGCGTTTGTTCATCGCCTTTAAGGAGTAACTCAGCATTTGCGCGAGCGTCTTCGCTGCGGTCCTGCTGGAATGAAGCAACAGTTTTAAGGAACTCTCTAAACTCAGATTGTTTACTGAGGTCCATGTTGTTGAAGATTTCTGCGATTCTGGCAGCGTTAAGCTGGTTCTGCGCTTCGACTTTAGCTGCATCGATTTGCAGGGACAGTGTCTGGTTCTGAGCTTTAGCCAGTTCAGCCTGCCCCTGCAGGAGTACGCCCTGAGCCTGAACCATTGCCGGGTCTTGCTGTCCTTGTTTGGCCTGCTGCGCTTCGACAAACCATTGCTGCTCTTCAGGTGTTTCCGGCTTCTTAACGCCCATCTGAATAAGCTGCTTATTGGCATAGTCACGCATCATCTCGACACCTTTACCATCAAGCAGGGTGAAGTACTGAAGCAACAGCAGTTGATATTCTGGCGTTCCCTGTGGCGTCTTGCCGAGCAACTCAAGAATTTCTGCACGGTTTTGCTGCTTCATGGACTGGAATGATGGTCCAACATCCGTGTAGCATTCATAGCGCCCCCTGATATCGTTCAGTACCTGCCGTTCACCAGTGGCAAGGTCAACAACCTCAGCCATTAGCTGAACCTCTTTTTCGCTGCCATCCTCAAGGGTGATTACCACGTTGCGAGGAACATCGTAGATGTCATTAACTATCGACTGGTAAATCTCGCCGTCACGGCGCATAGCGGTAGCCAGATTATCCTGAAACACGTATGTCTCAAGGTCAGCGCGCATGTTTAGCTGGTTAACAGTGTCGTAGGCTACCTGTCCACCGTTTACCGCCTCTGCATCAACACCTAGCGTCGCGACTTCTTTCACTGCCGCGGTGGCTGCTTCCAGCATGTAGGCGTTGGCTTGCGGGACCTCCGGGTTTTCGTAATATGCCAGCGGCTGAGTTGGCATTTCTCCGTTGTTCTCATCCGTGCGATTGAGCAGGTAATACGGGTAATCGTCGTTACCGTCATACATATGCTCAAATCCTGCAATCTGTTCAGGCCAGAAGAACGGCTTCTTCTTCGGAGTACGGGCCACGATGTCGGCGTTGAACGACATAATCATGTTGCGCAGACGCTGACCGTCTTTTGTCAGGCGGACGACACCCTCATACACTTCTTTATCTTCAACGAAGCCCCACTCGCCGAATACCGGAACAATGGGGATATGTTCGCCAGCAATGAGCTGCTTGTCTTTGAGTACAGCGGTGCAGGTGATAATTGATTTGTATACCCGGCGACGCTTAATCTGGCGCTCTGCAATTTTGATAAATCCACTATCAGCCAGGTCGTCGATGACGTCTTTAATATCGCGCTTAAAGTAGCTTACCGGCTCACCCGTAACCGGGTCTTGGTAGATAAACGCCGTCTCTTTCTTCTCGACCACTTCGTAAAACTCAGCGATCTGAATTGTGTCCTGCGTCAGCCATGGAAATACCCAATCGTTGGGGTTCTGGAATGATGGAATATCATCAGCATCGAGGTCGAATTTTTCTGCGAAATCCTCCCAACCATTCTGGCTCATTGAGTGGATAACTGTGCAGTGACGGGCGTCAGACTTGTCCATCAGTTTGCTGTTGCTGTCCCAGATAACATGGGAGCAGGCACTATGGATAGGCTCTCGACGGATAACCTGATTGTTGCTAGTTGGACTTTGGTCTTCGTAGTCAGTGACCAGACGCCACGCACCCACGCCTGCTTCAATCTGCTCACGAACGGCTATGTTGACAGCAATTTTCGCCGTATTGTGCCGCATGTCGGTGCGATACATGCCCATCAGCACATCAGCAGCGTCAGGACTTGCTCCATCCTTTGGACGATACAGAACATCAATAGGGTTCTGACGCATCTCAGAAACGAGCTTGCGCACCACTGGACGTACAACATCGAACTGCCCGCGATACTGCAGGGTTGTGTATTGTGATAGCCAGTCATCCCACTGAGATACGCGGGAGAAGAAGAGATCATTCTTGGCCTCCCTTCTGGCTTCATCGCTGGCTGTCCAGTCCGCATCAAAGCGCGACAGGATGCTCTCCAGCCTGTTTTTATTGTCGGCCATTATCGTCCTCTGCGTACTGGTCTAATCGGTGCGGGGATTTTCTTTTCTTTCGGCTTTCTGATATCGCGCATCATCCTGGCGAAGCGGCGCATCATGTAGCCGTAGCGAGTAGCATCGAGCACATCATCGTTGGTCTTGACAATCTTGCCGTTTTCATCGCGATGATATAGGCGGAACTCTTCAAAAAATGGTTCGCATGTGTTGAATACTTTGAATCTTCCTTCAAGCATCAGGTCACGAAGTTCACTAATGCCTGACTCTACTGAGTTACCGCCATCCGGGAACGTTGCGTGTTCGGGAAGCATAGAGAACCCGGCGTCCGCATATTGGGTTTTAAGTTGCTCACCACCGCCCTTTTCGTGTTGGTGACCGTCATGAGGCCACGCGACAGGTATTTTGTTAGCCCACGACTTAACAGCACCCCACGCCTGAACGGCAGTGTTCTCTGATTTCTTCCATACACGCGCCAGATAGAAAACATCTGCGTCTTTGTCCCACCAAAGCTGAATGTGAGCTTGCGGGTGGTTCCAGCCGAAGTCCTGAGCGTCGATAACATAGAAGTGATCGGGACACTCAAACGGCTGGCACTTAATCGTCTCTTCCGGTATCTGGAATATTCGACCGCTACCCATCGTAGGAATACCGCGAGCACGCGCCTCTCTCTCATGCTCAGGATAGGATGCGATGATTTGCTCTTTCTGCTCGTCGGTGTAGTGCTCAGCGTCATAGATGGTCATGTTGACCACTTTCTGCGACTTACTGGGATTCTTCAGGAACTTGGTAACAACGTCAGACATCCCCATCAGCGGGGTAAACGTCAGAATTGAGAATTGCCCGTATTTGTTTGTACGGGTAAGACCTTCGCCATAGATGCTATATGGCGGCTCTTCGTCAAACCAGACGCCGTGAATTGTGTCGCCCTGCCAGCGGGCGCGGCCCTGTGAGTAAGGCTTAAAGTAGCATATTGAGATGCCATCTTCGACGCCTTCTGGCGTGTGGTGCTTAACAAGAAGGTGATCAACAAGATTAGGGAAGAACGGAGACTTCTTCCAGCTAATGATGTCCTCTTTCGGGATTGACCCATAGCCAGGTTCATCATTCTCTTCGATACGCCCGCACAGGATGCGTTGAGTCGTTTTGGTTACAGTCTCGTTTGTTTCACCGCCAATCCAGAAGACAACTGGCTCATAGAAACGCTTACCTTTCCACTCTCCGCCATATTTACCATCAGCCGGATAACCTTTCGTTCCCGGGTATCGCCCGGTAAGGTGAAACGCGACTTCAGCAGCGCCAGTAAATGACTTACCAAGCTGGTTACCAGCCATAAAACATCGCTCTGGATAGTCATGACCTGCGTCGATGAACTCACGCTGTTTGCTGTATGGCGCAAACTCATATAGCAAGTGTGTATTTCGGTAGTTCTCTTCTTCTTCGAGTAGCTCGAGCAATTCGATTTGCTCTTCGTCGCTCAGGTTATCAAGAATCGCGTCCAGTTCCACGGTTGAATAGCTCCTTGATACGAGAGCGGCGCTTATCGCGATCTCCCTTATCAGGTGTCACGTCTTCAACTTGCGACTGCTCTTTGAGGCCCAAATCGCGGGCGATGATGTTAGCGTTGAGAAGATCAGCGGCTGCGCCGGAGAATTTTTGGTCGTAGATGATTTGCTCTGCTCGCGTAACGACCTCAGATAAGTCTTCTCTCACCCTGTATTGTCGCCATGTCTCAAGCGTCACATCGAGGAATAGCGTTAGCCCAGTGATGGTCATCGCCCTCATCTTGGCGATAGGCTCTTGTGTAACTTCTCCTTGATATGAGAAAGCCTTCATCTCCCATAGTGGGTTATCCTCCACCCACTCGAAGTATTCACAACAAGCAGCCCACAGCGCCTCAGGCGACTCGAATTTCGGGTTACGCCCATGACTACTGCGGGCCTCCCAGAATCGGTTTCCCTTTGGTGCTGCCAT